TCTACTACACAGAAGAAGATGAAGAGGAAATAATCGGATATGGCGAAAGTGTTGATGAGTGTAAAAAAGAAATTGATGAACTGATTAAAGAAAAAAATTATGAAAACAATTAAAAATATAACATTAACGACGATATTTTTAGTATCAGAACTACTACTTAAAATATCAAAATCATGCCTAAAATGGCATAAGAAACTAAACCGATTTGTTGCTATTCATCATTATAGTGAGTACGAATAATAAATAAAACCATGAACACCGTAAAATTAGGAGAAATCGTATATTGTAATATTTACGCTACTCACAATAAAGTAGAAGTTGTCTTTAAAGAAGTAGTTTATAAAAACGATGGATCAGGATTTTATAAAGGTCGTGAGTTGGTTAAACACAAAATTACAGAACCAATTAAAATTAATCGAATTGAAGTTTTGAAACGATTAGGATTTGAAAATAAAGGATAAAATAACAATTATGACACCTAAAGAGAAAGCAATAGAATTGTATAACAATTTTAGAAATCAAAATTCAATCATGTCTGCTAATATTCGTGGCAAAAAATGCGCTATTATAGCAGTTAATGAGATATTAAATATCAATTCAGTAGATAAAGATTATGAATTGTCAAATTATTGGAACGAAGTTTTAGAAGAAATAAATAAACTATGAAAAATCTAATTATAACAGCAGATATAAAAGAATATCTTCCACAACTCGATAGAGAAGAAATTACTATAAGTAGATTGGCAGAGATACTAAATCAGTTAGCTAATGAAAGATCTAGAAATTATATTATAAGCGATTTCGATGCAGTAGAAACTTTAATAAATCAATTAGAAAACAGCACCCCATGAAAAAACTAATCTTAATCTTATCAGTCATGAGCTTAATCTCATGCAAAAAAGACGAACCGGTATTTGTAAAACCTCAATGCGATTGCGGAACTATTCGAGCGTTGCATGCAGTAAATGATTCAACACTATTTGGGTATCAAGTTTTAAATAACTGCTCAAATAATCAAAAGAACTTTTGGCAAAAAACGCCACTAGATCCTCGATATAAAGTTGGTGGTCAGTTCTGTAAAAGAAGTGAATTTTGGTAAGGGAGACAAAATAAAAAACATTATTAAACGAAAAAAAACAAATAAAATGAATCAAATATCATTAGCAGAAATGCTGTTTGAAGAAACATTAGTTTACTTCAACCAATGCAAAAAAGATAAACAAAGGTCATCAAAAATAATTATGGGATTTGGAGAAGAAGGCATGAGTATCCATAGACTGATTTCAGAGGTAGATAAATCCATCATAGATCCACAGTTAAATAGAATGATTAAACTAAGTGGATTAATTTTAGAAGAATGGAATAAAGAAATATACCAACTTGACATAAAAGGAGAAGTTAGGTGTATCAACTTTAATGACGATTATACGGTGTCTATTAAAAACAAAGTTGTTGACTATGGAACATGGTCTCAGATTTACATTAACACTCAAGTTTACCCATTAGACAAATTAATTGATTACGCTAATCAATTTAATGGATATTGCAAATTAAAATTAAAAAAACAAGCTTAATTTGATTACTTTTTGGTAAAGAAAATATTTCGTATCTTGCGTATTGAAACTAATGTTTTAATATGGCTTATAGTCAAGAAGATAAAGATATAATTATTAAAGAAATCCTAAATCTTATAAGAGATGGGAAGTCTTTACGTAGTGCTATACTTGAACTTAATAAATGCAATAGGGATACTTTTAACGAATGGATGAAGATAGATAGTCAACTTTCCGACCAATACGTGCAGGCGTGCGAGGAACGAGCAGATTCTATATTTGAGGAAATAATTGAGATAGCTGACAATACAACTAATGATTCAATTATTACAGATAAAGGCGAAATACCCAATAACGAATGGATTGCTAGAAGTAGGTTGCGTGTTGATGCTAGAAAATGGGCAGTATCGAAAATGAACCCTAAAAAGTATGGTGATAAAACAGATGTAACTACTAATGGTAGAGATATCAACACCATTATCACCACCGAAAAGATAAAAGAAATATCTAATACTTTAGAAGATGAAGTATGATGATGCAACGTTACAAGTAGCTAAAGTCAAATGCTTGAAGTCTTTATTATTTCATACAAGATTCTTTTTTAAAGAGCAATACAATAGGAAGTTTATAGTAGGTGAGCATCATACCATTATTTGTGAAGCATTGGAAAGAGTTCTTAAAGGTGAACTCAAAAGACTAATTATAAATGTTGCTCCAAGATATGGAAAAACAGAGTTAGCAGTTAAGTCACTAATTAGTCATGGACTCGCTTTAAATCCTTCAGCTAAATTTATTCATCTTTCTTATGCTGATAACTTAGCATTAGATAATTCAGAATCTGTAAAAGATTTAATTCAATCTGAATTATATCAAACCGTATTTCCTGAGGTTCAAATAAAGAAAGATTCAAGGGCAAAAGATAAATGGTACACTACTAAAAACGGGGGCGTTTTGGCACGTTCAGCAAGTGGACAAGTGACTGGATTTGGAGCAGGTCAAGTGGATGAGGAATTAGATGAGTTCCTAAATGCAATTAGCCAAGAAGGATTGGACGACTTAGACAAGAAACTCAATTTCGGTGGCGCAATTATAATAGATGACCCAGTTAAACCTGATGATGCAGACTCAGATAATCTTAGAGAAAAAGTAAATAATAGATATGATTCTACTATAAAAAATAGGGTAAATAGTCGTAATACTCCCATTATAGTAATTATGCAAAGGCTACATCCTAATGACCTTAGCGGTTACTTGCAACGTGATAATGAGGAAGATGAATGGGAGGTGATTGAGCTACCATGTATAAAAGCAGACGGCACTCCATTATGGGAATTTAAGCACACAATCGAGGAGCTTTTAAGGCTCAAAAAGGCTAATGAAATAGTTTTTGAAAGGCAGTACATGCAAAATCCAATGCCTAAGCATGGTCTAATGTTCCCATTAAAAGACTTAAATTACTTTGATATTAATAATACAGCAGGATTAAATGATCCTGACTTTACCTTCGTTCCATGCGACCCAGCCAATGAAGGCGGTGATGATTTTGCAGGTGGTGTTTTCAAGTTAATAGGCGATAAGATATTCTTAACCGATGTGCTATACAATACCGATGGAGCAGACAGTAACGAGATAGCATTAGTCGAAATGATCAAACAGTCAAAAGCCAATAGCGTAGGAGTTGAATCTGTATTCGGCTGGGTGGAAACTGCAAGAAGAGTAAGAGAAGATTTAGAATCTAAAGGATTTGAAGGTGAGTTCAGAATGTTACGACCTCGAACAAGTAAGCATAGTAGAATTTTAAACCGTTCATCTTTTATAAGAAATAATATGTATTTTCGTAGCGACTATGAAAATTATCCGCAATATTATAAATTTATGAGGAACTTAACATCATACTTAAAAATTCAAGAAGCAGGCAAAAGAAATAAACATGATGATGCGCCAGACCTTTGTGAAATGGCAGGTAGTTATTTTGAAGTTAATTTTGCTCATCTTTTTGGCATGAATAAAATATAATATATGGCATGGTATAATCCAAAAACATGGGGTGAAAATCTTAACAAAAGAAACATTCAGATACCTGAAAAAGTATTCATTGAGCGTGAAGGTGGCTATTATGAATATAGCGAATATGAACCTCAGCATCTTAGCAATTACCTAGACTCTATTTTAGGAGGTCACCATTCGCAACAAAACTATATTAATTTATTTTATTGTTTGCCTGAGATATTCGCGCCAGTGAATGAAATAGCTTCGAGGGTTGCTGATGCTAATTGGCAACTAAGAAAAAATAGCAATGATGAGGTAGTTTATAACGATCCTTATTTTAATAAATTATTTGAATCCCCAAATCCGTTAATGAATTTTAAGCAGTTCATTTGGCAATCTGTTTGCTATGAACTTTTGACGGGTGCAAACTTCCAATACATAAATAGACCTTCTACACTCCAACCAACTTTTGATAATATTATTTCTCTTTGGAATTTACCTACATCAAGGCTAAATATTGAATTAAAAAAGAATGTAGATATTTATTCATCTACTTCTATGAGCGATTTAGTGCAATCCTATAAAGAAGGACAAAGAGTATTTGAGGTAAAAAATGTTTTGCCATTTGTGCAGTTAGATATTGCTAGGGGAAACGATGTTAATAAGTTTGTTTCTCCACTTCAAGGTGCTAGTATTGCAATTAAAAACTTAATACCCGTTTACGAAGCAAGAAATGTCATCTACGTTAAACGTGGCGCATTAGGCTTTATCGTATCAAAGAAAACAGATGCTTCGGGTACAATGGCACTAACACCGAAGGAAAAACAAGACGCTCAAGATGCATATCAAGCTACATACGGGCTAACAAGAGGAAAATCTCAGATAGGGGTATCTTCCGCTCCCGTTGAATATATTGACACATCGATGTCTATACAAGAATTACAACCTTTCGAGGAAACCTTATCTAATGCAATTGCTATTTATTCCGCGTTAAGAGTGCCTCCGCATTTAGTTCCATCTAAAGACAAATCAACATTCAATAACGCAAAAGCGGATATGAAGTCTTTTTATTCAGATGTTATCATTCCAATGGCTAAAAAGTATGCTCAAGGTTATACAAAGTTTTTTAACATCGACCGTAAATACATCCATGCAGATTTCAGCCATATTGACGTGCTGCAAGAAAACAGAAAAGAGAAAGCAGAAGTCGATAAAATTTTAGGCGGTGTATGGTTAGAGCGTTGGAATAACGGTGTTTGTACGCTCAATGATTGGATAGTATCAAATGACGGAGATAAAGGCGTAGGATCTGTATATGAGAAGAAGATTTTTGAATTATCAGAAATTGAACTATCTTTGGTTAAGAACATATTAAATTTAAGAACTAATGTCACTACTCCAAGAGAAAATACATGAGATAAAGCAGAGAGCAGCGCCAATATCATTTAGCACAATTGCTATTGATAACGAAGCAAAAGCTGAAGTAAATGACCGTGTTATTCGTGGCTACCTCGTTAAATGGGGTCATAAGAATATGTATAATGAAGTCTTTGTAAAGGGTGCATTTGCCAAATCAATTAGAGAGAGAGGTGCAGAAAGTCAAGCGAAATATAAGATTACGTTCCTATGGCAACACAATCAACATGATCCATTAGCATTATTCAAAGTATTA